ACAATGATTTATGTGGCAATTAAAGCAGAAGACTAAAGGAGAAAACTAAATGTCTTACGTTAAGATAACAAACGGGGCAGTAGCTCGTTACCCATACAATTCGGGCCAGCTACGCCGTGACAATCCAAACGTATCATTCCCTCGTAATGTTCCTATTGAGATCATGCGCAGGTACGGTATGCGCCCTGTCACAATAGAGGCAATGCCTGAGTATGACCCTCTGACACATAAGGTCACAACAGCTACGACACCAACAAGGGGTGTTGTGCGATTGATGACTGAAGAGGATGCGACTGATCCTATCACTGAAGAGGTGAACACTGAGCTTGTGGGTACGCCAATCTACGGTAACGACTGGGTGCTGACACGCACTGTTGTTGAGTTAACTGAAGATGAGGTTGCAGCTAACGCTGCAGAAGCGGCAGAGGTTAACCGTAGTAAGCGGGATGATCTTATTGCAGCTACAGACTTTTATGCTCTCACTGATGTAACTATGGACGCAGCTATGACAACCTATCGTCAAGCTTTGCGTGACATTACAAGCCATTCTAACTGGCCTAACTTAGTAGAGGCTGACTGGCCTACAAAACCTTAAGGAGTAACGCATGGAAAATGTAAAACTTCCTATTGCTCTTGTTGCAGCTATGGCTGTACAGCTTGCGGGTGGAGTATGGTGGGTGTCTCAACAGGCATCTACTATCTCTAGCTTAGAAGAGACTGTCAGTCAGCTTGGGTCACGTATGGCTATTGAGGATAACATTAACCTTAAGCGTGATGTTGAAAGCAATGGCGTAGAGATAGAGTACGTATGGAGTGACGTAGAGGAGTTGTGGGATGAGCTTGCCTCTATGACCTTAGCTATTGGTGAGATTAATAAACTCAAACAACGCATAGCCGTTATGGAGAGTGAACTGCGATACATCAACCGTGACCATAGAGATATGGTAAAGTAAAGTGGTTGATCCCTTTACAGCTATGGCGGCTGCTACTACAGCTTACAATGGTATCAAGAAAGCTGTATCTGTAGGCCGTGAGATTAGTGCTATGACAGGTGCAGTCTCTCAATGGTCTAAGGCTGTAAGTGACCTAGACTTCTTGGAGGACAAAGCTAAGAACCCTCCTATGTACAAGATGTTTAGTGACAACCAGTCTAATGCACTGGAGATATGGTCACAAAAGCAGAAGCTTAAAGAGATGCGAGAAGAGCTTAAGTCACACATATCTTGGACGTATGGTCCTAGTGCTTGGGATGAGATAGTACGTATAGAAGCACAGCAACGTAAAGAGCAACGTGAGTTAGTTTATAAGAAACAAGAGTTCGTAGATAACTGCATTAATTGGGCTGTAGGTATTGCCGTATTACTAGCAGGCGCAGGGGCTTTGATACTAGCTATGTACTTCTTAGGAGTAAAACAAAATAAGTGGTAACACTTGACAAACAGTCTATTAGATGTTATAACTCAAACATCCTTTACTCATTTAATATAGGTAATAAAGAGCATGGGTCAAACTACAATTACAAATGAAGAACTTGAAGCTATGCTTGACCGTGCTGCCCGTAAGGGTGCGAAGGAAGCATTGGCTTCTATTGGCTTGCTTGATGACTCCGCACAGAGAGACATAACTGAGATGCGCAGCTTGCTTGAAGCTTGGCGTGACACTCGTAAGTCTGTCTGGAACACAGTAACTAAAGTAATTACAGTCTCTATACTCACCTTTATAGCAGGTGCGGTATGGATGAACATGGGTAAGTGAAGGTAGATTAATTATGTCAGTATTAAAAAAACAAGTAAGAGATACGAGTGGAGAAGCTACTGGAGAGTGGCAGCTTTCGTTCGAAGACGGTACAAATGTAGTTACTGGTTTTGGACGTGATGGCGTATTGAATATGGAGGCTATTAAAAGCGAGACAGGTGGAGATGCCTCTAAATTAAGTGAGTCTGCTACTTATCAAAAAGTACTTTCTGAACAAAATAGGACTCAAGAACAAGCCATAACAGACTTGGCAGACCTTATGTATCTTGCACAGAATACAGGGGCAAGCAGCAGTAAATTAAAACAAGCTTACAAAAATGCAGGCCTAACTGACTATAGTAGTAGCACTGCTCACTCAAGTGCTAATGAACTCCTTAGACAGAATGGATACACTCCTGGCGATAATTCTACTTTCTACGGAAGTAACTCTGCAGTAGACATTGGTGCTCAGATACTAGTGGAACGTTGGAAGCAAATGCCGACAGAAGAAGAAATGGTGGCCGCAGGTATAGACCCTTCCGAAGTTACTGTAGTGAGTAGCAACGCAGCTGCCACTTACTACTTAAATAGTGAACTTGCGAAGAGAGGTCTTAACTCAAACGCCACTGTAGCTAACACAAATACATCCAGATACGGGGATGGGACTGCTACAAATATCCAAGATCTTCGAGACCAGACAGATGCAACAGTACGGAAATTTAGACCTGACTATAAGGGTAGTGAATACCAGCTCGACATGCTTGAATGGGACTTACTTAAGAAAGAAAAAGAAAAAGTATCTGATCCCTTTTACCAGAAAGAATCCACGACACCCTACCCTTCTACTACGGGTCAGTTTGACGTGCCCGCTGGTGTAAACGTACCTGTACAGGCAATACCTGAAACCGTCACGCAACAAGTAACACCTCCTAGTTACTACAATCAGCCTGTGCCTACTACAAATAAAGACATTACAGATGAGCAGGCAGGTACTTTCAGTAAGCAGCTACAGACAGCAGGACTTAGCGCTGTACCTGCTACTGCTACATACAAGACACACTATGCTGGTACACCTGGCTTGGTAGACCCTACCTTGTATACACCTGTAGGTGGTGGCGCTGGGCCTCAACAAGTCATCTACGAGAATAACTTAGGTCAACGTATGACTGTGACTGAGGTTAATGGCGCTCCAACTACTTACGTACCTCCTGGGTTTGTACGTAAAGGGACAATGCAAGAGATCATGCAACAACAGCAAAGCACAGCTATGGCTCAGGGTGGTACTGTACGAGGTTACGCTGCAGGTGGACAGCCTCAAGACCCTATGCTTGAAGCTAAGTTCCGTATTGCTAGTATGAATGGCTATAGTGGCCCCAAGACTAATGCAGATCTTAATGCCTTTGCTAATGCCAGCCCTAACATGAAAGCTAAGTTTAATGCTATCGGTGTTACAATGGCTAAAGGTGGCTATATCCGTAGAGGATTCGATAAAGGTGGTCTGCCTACAGACCTACGTAGGGATGAAGCCACGGGGTTGTATCTAACAGGATCAGGTGGTACCACTGCTACTTATGAAGTACCAGAAGGATTTGACTATGAGGCTTATCAGGCAGACCCTACAGGCTATACAGTAGCCAGTTCCTCGCTGGAGTCTGCTGTAGATACCACTCAGCAATATGAAAATCCTCTAACTAAAGAACAACTAGATGCGATGCAACGCTCTGCTGTATCACAAACCATGCAGCCTATTCAAGCGCCAGTCTCTTATATACAGCCAGATGCTGCAGACTTTATACCAGTAGATGCAGGTCAGGCTACTCCTATTGCACCCTATGCTGAGGCAGCTACAGTGGGAACTGTACAACAAGCTGATCAACAAACTACCCCTACTGCTGCTACTGTAGACTTCACTCCTGCCTATACAGCAGTACAAGCTGAGACAGCTGGACTACAACCTGCGCAAGGTACTGTATCAGATCAAGCACAGGTAACAGCGCAGCAACAGACTACCTCTGCTATAACGGGTATGCAAGGCGCACAGGGTACAGCTACTGACGTTGTAGCCCCCGCTCCTAGAGACCTACAGACAGGTGAACTTATTGATCCTGTAGCTAACGCTGCTAGTGCTGCTGCCTTTACTGAGCAAGTACAAGCTGCGACAGCAACGCCCAGCGCACAGGCTACTGTACAGGGACAGCTAGAAGGTCTTATGCAACAGTTCGAGGGTGGTGAAACACCTGCGTGGGCTGCTGGTTCTATGCGTACAGCTATGGCTACACTCTCTGCTCGTGGCTTGGGTGCATCTAGCATGGCAGGTCAGGCTGTTATACAGGCTGCAATGGAAGCTGCGCTACCTATCGCTCAGATGGACGCACAAGTACAGGCTCAGTTTGAATCACAGAACTTGTCTAATCGCCAGCAACGTGCTATGCTCTCTGCACAACAACGTGCTACTTTCTTAGGCATGGAGTTTGACCAAGAGTTCCAAGCACGTGTACAGAACTCAGCACGTATTGGTGATATAGCTAACATGAACTTCTCAGCGGAGCAGAACATTGCTCTTGAGAACAGCCGTGCTGCTAACACGATGGACCTAGCTAACTTATCTAACCGTCAGGCTCTTATTATAGCTGAAGCATCTGCTTTGTCAGGTATGGATTTAACTAACCTCAACAACCGTCAACAGGCTGCAGTACAGAACGCTCAGAACTTCATGCAGATGGACATGACTAACCTGTCTAATGATCAACAGACTGCTATCTTCAAGTCACAGCAAAACTTACAGGCTTTGTTCACAGATCAGGCTGCAGAGAACGCCGCTAAACAGTTCAACGCTTCTAGTCAAAACCAGACAGATCAGTACTTTGCTAACCTTCGTAGTCAGACATCGCAGTTCAATGCTTCACAGCAAAACGCTATGGATCAGTTTAACGTAAATAGTGTAAATGCTCTACGTGAGTTTAACTCTGAGATCCAACAACAGCGCGACTTGTTTAACGCACAGAATGGTCTTGTGATAGCACAGTCTAATGCTCAGTGGCGTCAGAATTTATCTACACTAAACACAGCTGCACAGAACCAGAGTAACTCTGACTTCGCTAAGACTATGAATGCTTTGACTGCATCTAATATGGATCAGATATGGCAACGTGAGCGTGATCTAATGAGCTTTGCATTCGCTGCAGCTGAAAGTGCTGCTGATCGTGCTGCTAACATTGCTATTGCTAAACTTACTGCAGATGAACAGGCCACCCTGCAAGATAATATAGGCAAGGGTAAACTAACTGCTATAGCATTTGATGCAATACTAGGAGCGTGGTCATAATAAAATGAATGATAGTCTATTAAATAAAAACATCATAGAAGCTATACGTAGTGCGTATGCTGCACCTACACCAGAAAGCATTTCCTCTAAGAGTGTAGAGCGTCAGGGAGTAATGGCTAGAACGCAGAGCAAGGTAAGTGAAGCCCTGAAAGACACTGCAAGAGATGCTATGGCTTCCATACAGACTCTTGTAGGTAAAACTATGGATGCTCGTACAGATATGGAAGAGTTGTCTAAACAGTCTGCTGAAGAAAATGCTCAGTATCGTGATAGTATGGGTATTACAGAATCATTAAAGGAGAGTGGTGGTGCTACATCAGAGAATACTCCGCTTCGTCTTGCTACTAAGTCTGCTGGTCTCATGTCAGTCACTAAAGATGGGGAGGTTTCTGCACCTATGACTGCAGAAGCTAAAGGTATTGTAAAGGCTGAAATAGGTATATCTTCTGCAATGTGGGATGCCTACCGTGAAGAGATTTCTGCTATTGAGTCTGGTGGAAAGGAAAACCCATACGCCATTAAAGGTGGAGCTAACAAACACTACGATGGTATGTACCAGCTAGGTAAAGTAGCTAAGAAAGACGCTGCAGAGCTTCTAGGTATTACCTTGGGTCACACAGCACAGGAAAGAGAGGCTTACCGCAATGACCCTGAACTACAAGAGAGAGCTTTTGCTGCTTACACTGCAAAAAACCACTCGTATCTTATAGGCAAATCAGAGAAATATAAAATGCTTCCTTTAAAAGAGAAGCTTGCTGTGCTGGGATACGCACACAACCAAGGTTGGAGTGGTGCTGATACATGGCTAGAGACAGGGGAAACAGGCAAGGATGCGTTTGGTACTAAAGGCACTAAATACTACGATGCTCTTATTGATAGGTTAAATCCCTAATGTTCGGCTTACCCCTAGAACTTATCACAATGCTCTTCTCCACCGTGCTAGGTGGAGTTATGTCTATGATAGGACAGAACGCTAAGAACAAAGCAGAGCAACAGCGAATACTCCTTGGCGGTGTAACGGAAGCACGTAACGCTGGCAAGACAGACAAGCACTTCGCATGGACACGTAGGCTCATAGCCTTATCGTCAATCTTCGCTATTATAGTCTTGCCAAAGCTAGTTGCTGTATGGTATCCTGAGGTCAGCGTTATCGTAGGCTACACTGAGGTACATGGTGGCTTATTTAACTGGCTGTTTGGGGGTGACGGTACAGTACAATGGCAGGCAGCACGTGGCTTCGTTATAACACCCCTAGACACACACATCGTATCAGCTATCGTAGGTCTCTACTTTGGCGCTGGATTCACTAAGTAAGGTATTTTATTATGGAACTACTAAAAGCTCCTATTCCTGGTCAGTCACTTACAGACGAACCTAAGAATTACCCGTGGGAAAACCCTCCAGAGATTACTGATCCTGAGGAAGCTATTGCAATGCACATGAGTAAGTTCAATGATCCAGAAGTCATAGATAATATGTTAGACTTACTGGACGTAGGCTTTCCTGTACGTGCTATGGCTGAGAGTATTCTTACAGCTAGTGTAGCTGCAGGCTGGCACAGCATTGACGTAAGCCTTATCGTTGCACCCTTCATTCATGAACACATTATCTCTATAGCTAATGAGGCGGGTGTCTCGTATGTAGAGGGCTTCGAGAAGGATGAAGAGGCAGCACAAGAGAAGGAGCGTCAGTTTATCCTAGCTAAGGCTACTCAGATGCTCAAGGATACACCTGAGGGCGATAGAGATGCAGGTTATGAAATGGCTATGGAGTCTCTAGGTATCCTAGATAAACCAGAGGCTGAGTACCAGACTATGAAAGAAGAGACTCCTGAAATGGATACCTCTATAATGGAAACAGAAGAAGAGCCGCAGCAAATGCAACGTGGCCTTATGGCACGAGGGTAGTAACATGGCAGCAGGTTTTTGGTCAGGTTTTGGTGAACAGCTTAGCACATCTATTAAGGATCGTAATGATAAATTAGATGTCTTAATTAAGGAAAACTTAGCAAACGCACGTCGTACAGCACCTAAGTATGCTGAGGCAAAAGCAAAGGCGTCTAGTAGCGCAGCTATTATGCGTGAGATGCAGGCAGAGTTTGATGTGACTACTGAGGAGTTTATAGCCCTTGCACAGAATTACGATATTAATGCTGTATATAACACCATTCAACAGACTAAAGCACAATTACCTGAAGGGGAGACTTTAAGTAAGTCTGAGTTTTTAGGTTCTCTTAAGATACCAGAGGGCGCAGCTTTGCCTGAAGGGATGACACCTGAGCAAGCCCTAGAGAGTATTTACTTTGGATATGCACGTAATATAAACGAACAACCTAGTGATAAGTCTGAGTCTCACCGTACTCGCTCTTGGAGTAAGGCTATTAAAGATACGCTTATGCTCAACCCTCAAGCCTCAGCAGAAGATCAAATAGAAGCTATGAAAGTTATGGGTGTTCCTGTTCAAGAGTTGTTGCAGTTTGAAGCAAGTCAAGGACAGCCTTATAAGCCAATGCAAGGTGTAGAGCGTGTAAAAGGTTTTGGTATTGAAACTACAGATTATAAAGAGCGTGACTACATGTCTACCGCTAGTACGTATGAGCGCACATTCACTCGTACCTTTGCTGGTACTGATGACTTAGCCAATGTAACAAATATGGAAGAGGCGCTCTCTATTATGGGCGCAAAGGATGAAGCAGATTTAGGTAACCGTTTACGTAAAGGTGGTGTGGCTATTGCTGAACTAGAGCTTGGTCTTTCTCAACGTGGATTACAAAGCAAGCTAGAACGAGATCAAGTTTTGCTTAAGTTGTCTAACGAGGTCAATACTTCTAGTGAAATGAATAATCTATTATCTGCTGTAGAAAGTGGTGAGGCCCAAGAGCTTGTCATAGAGTCTATACAAAAGAATGGTAGGCTGACTGACGATTACATTGAGTATATTCTTACGGGTGTTAGGCCAGAAGAAGGAGGAGAAGGGATAGCCCCTGAAAGAAGTCTTCGTCCTATAATAAGACCTAGTAGTGAGACTCTTCCTGTAGATGATGGGGTCGTAGCTTCTATATTGAGAAACTCTAATGATGAAACAGATACACCTGTGGCACGTCCTAAAGGCAGTATTGCTGAGAAAGAGTACACCTCTGTAACACAGTTTATTTCAGATAACAGTTCGGCTATCTTGGATCACCTTGAAGAAGATGGTATCACAGAGGAATCTAGTACAGAAGAGATTAAGAAATCTTTAAATACTTTCTATCAGGCTAATAAAGAAGACCCTTCTATTGGGAATTACATTGCTAATGCTCCTATATTAGATATTGACAGAATAGCAGATGTCTTTAAACTTACCTTGAAAAACCTAGAAGAATAGTAAGGTACTACAATGTCTGATCCATACACATACTACACACCTGACAATATGAAGAATAAAAAGGTGTCTGACTTAAAGAAAAACCCAGGCTTTCTTACAGACGCTGTAACCTTTCTTAAGAGTAGACGTAAAGGCTGGACAGAAGAAGAACTAAAACAGCTTACTCCAGATGATGTAGCCTATGAAGTACTAGAGCACTTTCGTATTGCAAACGTAAACGAAGTAAGTATGTCTAAAGACTATTACTTTGTTAAGGATAATAAGACTCAAGAAAAAGAGAAACAGTCCTATGCCCGTCTGTTAAACGCTTTTGATAATGCTAAGGGTGAGGGTATTTTAGATGGAGGCTTTGCTGGTGTGCGTGACTACGCTGAAGGCTTCCTTACTGCACCTACAACATATGTCTCTGCTGCTGCGTTGCCCTTGACTGGAGGTGCAGGTACAGTTGCTGTACAGGCTGCTAAGGAAGGCTCTAAGGCAGCTCTTAGACAACTAGCTAAGAAGTCCATTAAGAGAGGTTTGTTGGACACAGCCTTTGAGGGTAGTGTTGCTGCAGCGTCACAGCTAGGTCAAGAGCTTATCAAGAAAGAAGCTGGTGAATCTATTGGTGAGGATTACGATGTAAGCGGTACAAACATCGCTCTAGCTGGTGCGCTGGGCGGTGTAGCTGGTGGTGTAGCATACGCTATTCCTACACGTCAGCAGTACAAGGGTGCGCAGCGCATGGTTGAGGTTGTAGAAAAAGGCAACTCAGCTAAGGCAGCACGTATGGCTGAAACAACTAGCCGTGCCGTAGAAGACCTGAAGAAGCTTAACGAAACAGCGGAAGGACGTAGGTTTATCCGTTTTAGTAAAGACAAGTTAATGGCATCCATTGATCCTAAGCTTGTTGATGAAGGTATGGATGCTAAGGTAAACATCCTGAGTGAAGACTTGCCTGATGGACTTATTGGTGGATTAGATCGTGGTACAATTCAACGCCTTAGCGCTGCATCTGTAGACCTAGCACGTCAACTAGGAGTTAAGCCTGAGAAAGGGCAGCGCATTACAGAGTACTTGGCTCGTCGTATTGATGAGGGTGACGGTGTTACTCTGTTTGACACTGTAGCAGAGAAGTACGGACTTTCACGTAGGCAGCTATCGGCTGTGTATGCTGCTGAAGTATCCGAGGCTGCACGTATTCTTGTACAACAGAAACAGTTTAAGACTTCTGCAGGTAAAAAGCTCACAGGCAAAGAAGCTAGTGAGGCTGCAGGTAAGTTCAGGGATAAGTTAGATGAACTATATGACATGGGTATGTCTACTGTGTCTGGGCAGGAAGCTAAAGATCTTAGTGATGCACAGCTACAACTAACACGTAGCAGTCGTATTGTGCGTAGCCTACGTAATGTTGAGGATACCCGCCGTGCCTTTATGACTTCACAGCCTGCTACAACCATGCGTAACAACATCTTTGGTGTAGCCATGACAGGCATTGATGCACTGGACCAGTTTAACCTATACATGATACGCTCTATCACAGGTAAAGACTCTGCTGCTGCTACACTAGACGGTGCAGGTGACATTGCTACGTACTTGCTGCGTGATCAGTATGTAGCTGAGACAGCCGTAGAGTTGCTGCGTCAGGATGCACCAGAGCTTATGCAAAAAGTATTCATGGAGGCTGCACAGGCTGAGACGGGTGTAGTACGTAACACTAAACTAGCCAAGGCTGGTACATTTGTCAACACGCTCAACACTATGTCTGACCACATCTTTAAGCGGGCTGTTGTAGCTGGTACGATTGATCGTGAGTTAAAGAAAGAAGGATCTTCGCTTGCTGAGTACCTAGAGAAAGGTATGATGAGTGAGATACCTGACAACATTATCAACAAGGCTTTAGATGACAGCTTAGACTTTACATTCCAGAGCCGCTTTGGGGGTAAAGACGCCAGTGATACAAATAAGATTGTTAACAAGACTATCGGGTTTATTCATAGATCAGGTCTTACTACGATCATTCCATTCCCTCGCTATCTTGCATCGCAGGCTAAGTTTATCAAGGACTACTCTGTACTTAACATTGCATATAAGGGCGGTAAGCTTACGGATGAGGAGTGGTCTAAGCAGATGTCAGGCGGAGCTGTCTTTGCTTCAGCTTACATGTACCAGAAGGACAACATTGAGCGCGGCCTTAATTGGTTTGAAGATGAGATGATGTCAGGCGAAACAACCAACGCACAAGCAGCTATGGGTCCGACTGCACCTATCCACTACGCCGCTAACATTGCAGCACGTATATCTATGGGTTTGCCAAATGACCTGCTTGACGATCAAGATCGTTTTAGCCGTAACATGCTCAACCTTATACTAGGATCTGAGTTTCGCCCTAGCGGTACAGCTATTGATGAAGTAACAGGCACAATGTATAACCTAGCCAAGTCTATTGCGGATAAGGATACTGCGTTAGATCTGCAGCCCTTAGCTAAAGTGATAGGGGATTACTTCAGCACGTACCTTTATCCTGCTGCTGTAGTGAAAGACTTTTATGGTCAGTATGATCCCCGTGCTGCTTTCTTGCCACAGACAATGGATTCTACAGTATCCTTGCCTGATATTGGAGGGCCACGTAGTCCTAACAATTATCTATATAGCAGGTTTACTAAGAACATTGTTGATTTCAATGTAAATGAAATGTCAGCCACTCTTAAAGAGGCTACAGGCATAGACTTGGGCACAACAGAACTACAAAATATACTAGGGTTCATGGGCGGATCTACTCGTACACACTTTCAGATGATGGACCCTGACAACCAGGATACAGGGTACGACATGGTACGACATGATGTATTTGGTGATGGCCCTATCCGTCAAATAGACCCTCTGCTTAAACAGATTACAGGCTTTACTAAGAGCGCAGCCCCTAATGATTTGCAGCGTGAGATGGCTAAACTTAATATAGACCCCTTTGCTTTGTACAACCCTTACCGTGAGAAGAATAGCGCATTAGAGTTGTTCACCCAACAGATTGCACAGGGTTCATTGGCTGAGGAAATGGAGGTCTACATTAAAGCAGACCCCTTCTATCAAAACTCTGACATACAACGTAAGCGAGGTCTTCTTGAGCAGAAGATTAATAATGTCATTAATAAAAAGCGTGATACAGCACGTGCTATTTTGTCTGACTTCTCTGCTAAGAATGAAGAATACAATTCAGACTTTAATGCTTATGTGCGAGGCGAGTATAAGGCTCTTGGCCCAAAGGAAAGACGAGATGCGGATGCTGCATGGGGTGATGTAGCTGAACGCTACAAGTTTGAAGGTAAGACTATTACGGAGGCTATTGCTGAGATTAACTCCTCTGATCAATACGACGAAGCAGAGAAAGACTCACGTAGATCTGCGTTACTACTCTGGTATATCCAAGCAGGTAAGCTAGAGAAAAAAGTACGAGGGGCAGTAACACAAGCAGACTGACAAACGAGAGAGGGGAGCCACTAAGCTCCCCTTTTTTATTATCGTATACCATGCCTCTTAGCACAGTGTTTAGCCCATAGCTGACATGCAGTTAAATGTTCTAAGGCTTTATCTTTCTCATGCGTGAGTAGCAGACGCCTCTTTATACACTTCTCTAGTTCTTCTACATGCTGAGATAACTCATCGTAGAACTTAATGCGTGTACCCTCTACGTGTGCTTTCGCTTCTTGTTCTAGTTTCACAGACCTTCCTTCATAAATACTTTGACCCACTCAGCACAGATGCCACTACGTACAATGTCATCTATGCCAAACTCTACTACTGGTACATCAAGCATATGCTTCTTAGCTAGGTGTATGATCTTAGCTAGACCAGACGTACCCTTCAAGTCAGACTGCTGTATGTCACCATTGAGTACAATAGTACTGCCTTCACCTACACGTGTCAACAACATCTTGATCTCTGGTATGTCTATGTTCTGTGCTTCATCTACGATAATGAACGCATTGTCAAAGCTACGCCCACGCATCAACGCTAGTGTAGCTACTTCGATGTTACCATTCTTTACACCAGTATCAACAGCGCCACGTCCTAAGTGTTTCACTAGTACATCTAACACAGGCAACGCCCAAGGTTGTGCTTTCTCTTCAAGCGTACCTGGCAGGAACCCAATGTCTTTACCTACAGCTACGTGAGGACGTGTGATAACAATCTTGTCAATCTCTTTGAGTGTGTACAAGTCTGCTGCACATGTAGCTGTAACGTAAGTCTTACCAGTACCAGCAGGGCCAAGGATTAGCACCTGCTTGCTAGAGGCAATGGCATTGATTAGCTTACCCTGATTGTCAGTCTTAGGTACTATGCCAGAGGTAGGCTTAGAAGAGGCTCCCTTGTAAGTTGTCTTCCTCCGAGATCGGATCTGCTTCTTTGGCGGCTCTAGTGTATCCGTATTCATTCAGACTATCCAGTATTGTTATTGCTTGTTTTACTGACATTTTAAACCACTCACCCTTACAGTCAGTAGCCAAGGGTAACGCCCTAGTGTGGGCCTCTTTCTCTGACTTACGCCTATCATTAGAAGCAACAGAATGCTCTAATACAAAGTCACGCATAGGGCTACTTGTTTGATAACCGTTTAGCCTGTCCTCTGCATCAATAGCCATACCTATCTTAACCCACTCAGGCCATGCTCTATTAGTTATGACATAGACGTAACCTTCTTTAATAGTACTAGCTGGTGACTGCTCAAAGATAGCATCATTAATATTCTTGTAATTACCAGGTTTGAATACCTTATAACGAGGGTCTTTACGGGGTATATACTTACCGTTTATGTACAATCTGTTAGGGTTGTTTTTAGGGTTATTATTGGGGTTGGTTTTAGCATTGGTCTCAGATTTGCAACTATTACAGAGTTTGTGATTCCTAACTCTTCTTGATCTAGCCCAGTTGTTTTCTGTTAAATCTACATTACAAGTATTACATCTAATCATTGTAACCCTCCATATTAAAGGAAAGCCCAGCGCCGTAACGCTGAGCCTTATATCTTAATCTGTTTTTGCACCAGTAATTAGTTCTGTACCCGCCTCAATAGCACTCTCTACTATAGGTGTTGCAACCTCTACTGCTTTAGTGGCTGCTGGTACTACAATCTCCTCAGTAATACCTACTGATAAGAATACTGTTACTACGAATATAAATAGTGCTTCCATGTCTCATTTCCCTTTAAGATGTTGGGCTAACTCTGTATAACCACCTATGTGATTACCTTCACTGTCCCATATTTGTGGTACGGTAGTCATACCTGCTTGTTTAATTAGTGTCAAGAGCCATTTGCTACTTTGTGAGTTAAGTGAGTAGGCCGTGAAGCCTACCCCTCGTTCTCTTAGCAAGTGCTTTGCCTTAGTACAGTACTCACACTTGTCTGTTCCTACAACTACATAGTTCATACTAGATCCACGATCTCACAGCTATCACCAGAGCAGGCCATTGTCTGCATGGATACCGTGTTATCCTCGTTCTCGTAGTCGTTAAGATCCTCCCAGTTAATGCTGTTAGGCATCTTGGCAAGCATCTCTTCGTACTCTTCCTTAGTGCAGTCCTGATAGGGAGCTTGCTGGTAAGTGTGATCTGAGTGTGGCAGGAATGATACACCTGACATCTCATCGAAGTGCTCATACACAAACGCACCCACAGAAAGCCACTCAGAATCCCGTACTGAGATAGTCACGCTAGGCTTATGCTCACACCATGAACGCTGGTAAGTCAGCCACAACTCTAGCTGCTCTACTGCTGTCATGTCGTTACGTGTCACTGCCTGCTCAGGTGACTTAACAGGAAAGCTAAACACTACAGTAGAGTCAGGCTTCATAACGCAAGGCTCATTAGGGATACCTTGGTCAATCATGAACTGTGTCAGAGGATCTTTGTTGTCACCACGCACAGTACGAATATAATAGGGGCTGTGACGAGCATGAATTCCACTAGCAGAATCAACCAGTTGTGATACTGTACCCGAAGGTTTAACGCAGCTGATACTAGCACTAGCAGGGATGCCAAGCAACTCAGCCCACTCAGCGTTAGTAGCCACAGCGATGGATCGTAAATGCTCAAGTGTCTTCTCCAATCCTTTGTTCTTGTTTGTCATTAGTGGGTTGTCCATAATGCCTGTCATAGATACGCCAAGCAACCGCTCCTCTGAAGTGTTCTTCTGCCATACCTTACGTAGATAAGGAAACTTAATCATGGTAGACTGTATCGTACCTAAGATAGTAGCAAGCTTAACCTTACGCTCAAGATCCTCAATGCTATCCGTTGCACGTACCACACACTCCGTTAAGTTACAAAACTGATACGGACGTAAAATTATTTCAGAACAAGGGTTTGTACCAAACTCATGATTAGGATCACGCCGCCCAAACTTAGCTGCTTGCTTCTTGGATGCTTCACGATTAAAGATACCACGCTCACCAGACTTAGACTCAACCAGAGACAGCCATTCACGCATGAATGTTTCCATGTCAGGCTTCTCAGTGTATGATACAGAGTTGTTAGCCAAGGCACGATGCCCAGCAGTTTCCCACCACTGTCCTGACTTAGCGTGACGCATACGGTCATCACTCAGGTTAGACAGAGAGATCATAGCTGAACGCCTCACCCCACCTACGACTACGATCTGACCAATGAAGCACATCAAGTCATGGCATTCCATAGAGCTAAGCTTACGCCCTTGTGCAGCCTTGAAAGTAGCTACAGCAAAGTTAAATAGTTCTACAAGAGGCGCTGGGCCTGACGCTCTACCGCCAAACGTTTTCAGTCTTGCACCAGCAGGACGTACACGAGAGACATCCCACTTGGGGATCTCACCAGCCCACAGGAGTGCAAGAACTTGACGGAACCCCTTAGCCCAGCCTTCCTTACTGTCCTTAACGACAACGATAGACTCACTCTCGAACAACTCAGGCACTTCTGGGAGCTTGCTG